TTCTTCAGCAATGCACGGTGTACGGACGCAGCCAAGATAGCCAGGCGCATCAATTACGATGCCTACCGCTATGTGATGGGTGCGAACTTCCAGGACACGGAAGTGCTGAAGTCCACGGAGCGGATGTGTACGCTCAAGGTGTGGGAAGAGCCTGTAGACACTGCCTACTACGTCATTGGTGCGGATCCGGCGTATGGGTCATCCGACTGGGCGGACCGGTTCTGCATTCAGGTGTTTCGCTGCTATGCAGACGGGATGGAACAGGTTGCGGAGTTTGCGACCAGTGAGATGAACACCTACCAGTTTGCGTGGGTCATCTCGCATCTGGCGGGTGCGTACAAGAATTCCACGCTGAACCTCGAGGTGAATGGTCCGGGTCAGGCGGTCATCAACGAGCTGCGAAACCTGAAGCGTCAGGCAACCGCCATGGGAGGCGTTGTGGGGCGCGATCTGATGGATGTGCTGGGGTCCATGCGGTCCTACATCTGGAGACGCAATGACACGCTTTCCGGGCCTTCCAACAGCATTGGCTGGCTGACCACGAGCCAGACCAAGGAACGGATGCTGTCCTACATGAAGGACTACTTCGAGCGCGGCATGATGGCGGTCTACTCGATGGATCTGATTGAGGAGATGAAGACCATCATTCGGGATGGCGGGTCCATCGAGGCGTCCGGGCGGAACAAGGATGACCGGGTGATTGCGGCCGCACTGGCGACTGCTGCGTATGCGGAACAATTGCAGCCCATCCTGATTGCAAACAGGATTACTCGCGATCAAAGCCGCAAGGAGCAGGAGCAGACGCCGGAGCAGTTGTCGTACCAGAAGTCGGTCAAGGACTATCTCAAGCGCATAGGTTTCGGCAATGAAGCATGATCAGTTGACCATCGTGTCGGTGTACGGCCACAACGATGGGTCCAGTGCCATCCCGTCCATCCTGCACTCGATGCGGGAGTTGCCCGGCAGTCGCGGGCTTCTCATCTCCTACCAGCGCCCTGCCAAGCTGCCTGCGGACATCCAGTGGAAGCAGTGCGGCAAAGTCGACTATCTGCAATACAGCGTCTTCATGATGCACGCCTTGCAGGCGTTTATTGACACGGAGTACGCGCTCATCGTGCAAGACGATGGCTGGGTACTGCACGGGCACAACTTTACTGAAGACTGGTATCAGTACGACTACGTTGGTGCGCCCAGTCACTGCGGCAAGGTCGGCGACAAGTTCTATCTGAAGTTCACCTGGATGCAGTTTGCAGACCGGCTGGTGGTGCAAAACGGGGGGTTTAGCCTGCGCAGCAAGCGGTTCATGCAGGCGCCCAATCACTACGGCATCGTCCACATGCAGGCGCAGGAGATCCACAGTTGGAACGAAGATGCCCAACTGTCGTGCCTGATGCGGCCAACTTTCGAGTCGCTGGGCTTCCGGTATGCGTCCGAGTCCAAGGCCAAGGACTTTTCCATTGAATACCTTGGGCCTGGCTTTCATGATGACTTTGATCTGACCCGTTTGGTGGGTCATCACGCTCAGTGTCGGCGGCTTGTTGGCGACAAGCAGGTGCGCCTGACCTGCAACCAACCTGAACTGGATGACATCTATGGCGAACGCAAATTCCTCGACTACATCACCCAATTGGGGTACGAAATCCGGTATGCAGACGGAAGTGATTACCAAGCGGGAACTCAAGCGGCAGATGAAGCGGTTCCTGCTGGACCCCAAACGCGGAATCTCGAAGAAGCTGTTCGCTGAGGTTGCCGGTATCAGCGAGTTCCACCTCGAAGACGTCTTCCAGTTCCAGACTCTTCCACTGACGAACTACGTCCAGGTGAGGGTCAGCAAGGCGCTCAAGGCCTGGCAGAACGGCGAAATCGCCATCATGAAAAACGCAGACCGCACGAAATTCGTGCAGTACCGACGCAAACCGGAACCCGTGATGAAACGATCCATGGGTTTGCAACTGGTCAATGGTGAACTTAAGATTAGCGTCGGTATCAAAAACAAGTTTGATTATTCCCAACCTGACCTGAAAGAACAGTTCGAGGAGAAGTGATATGGCGGTGCTTAATGATTACAAGTGCGAGAAGCATGGATATTTCGAGGCTCGCAAGGCAAAGTGCCCAATGAAAGACTGCAAAGCCGAGGTGTTCATGGTGTTTTTGCAGGCGCCGGGGATGATTTCTGACAGTACCAAGCGCACTGACGGCAGTCTGAATCAGCTTGCCAAGGACTTCGACATGACGAACATCAAGTCTGCGAAGGAAGGTGAAAATCAGGCGGGGTACTTTACGCGCAAGAACAAAACCAGTAAAAAGCAGTTGGAGCAGGAAGCAGCAGCTGTTGCCGAGAAAAACCGTGAGCCGCGTCCTGGTGATTCGGCAATCTGGGGCGGCGACGCCCGGTTCAGCCTGTCGAGCATTGTGAAAGGTGGTCATGGCATCCGTCCGGTCGCTGATGAACCCGTCGGGATCAATCCCAAGCAGGCTGGCAACCTCACAGGCCCGCGTGCAGCGTCTTACATTCCTGACCACGAAAACCTGAAGATCAAGTAACCATGCGTATCCCTACCGATCCGTTGCACCGGGAGCAGTTCTACAAGGAATTGATTTCCAAGTGCATGGTGTCGCTGGAGGAACGCAAGGGCGACTACTCAAGCTTGCGCTCTTGGTATCTCTTCGGTGCAGGCCCGGAAGAGTCGCCCACCATCTTCAACAAGATCTACCCGCACATTGATCAACTGACGTCGTTCCTGTATTCCGCAGAGACGACGCGCTTTTCGATCAACACCGGCGCTGCGGTGCCGAACGTCGAACAGCAGAAGGTTCCGCGCCTGACGCTTGCGCTCAACGACGAGTGGATGAACAGCAATGCAGACCAGGTGTTCAGCACGGCGCTCACTTGGTCGCTGGTCTTCAACACGACCTACATCAAGCTGGTCTACAACAAGGGCATCCACCCTTACATGATCGAACCGGCTTCGATGGGCGTGCTGCGTGAGGACATCCCGTACACCGACCGTCAGGAAGCCATTTGCCAGACCTACTACATCACCAAGTCTGAACTGGCGAACCGGCTTTACAGCCATCCCAAGCGGCAACAGATCATTGATCGCGTGCAATCCGAGTACCACTCGCGCACTGACGACATCCCGGAAGGTTTGGACAGAATTGTGATGTCCCAGACCAATCCGACCCTTTACGGGACAGTGAACCTCGACTTGTACGGTTACAACCGATACAAGGCGCGTGTTGCTGAAGACACCGTCAAGATGTACGAGCTGTGGATCTGGAACGACGAAACGCAGGACTACCAGGTGGTCACGATGGCCGAGCCGGACGTCGTGATTTACGACCGGCCTGGTGCGAGCATGTTCCTCAAGGGTGAACTGCCGTTTGTGCAAATCTGCCCGAACCCTCAGTTCGACTACTACTGGGGCCAGTCCGAGGTACAGCGGCTGATCTATTTGCAGCAGCTTCGCAACCGTCGCATGACGGAAATTCTCGATCTGCTATCCAAGCAGGTGAACCCGCCGACCGCGCTCACCGGCTTTACCGGCATCCTGGACGAGAAGAACTTTGCGTTGAACCGCGCTGGCGGTTTGCTGGCAACCGACATGCCGAACGCGAAGGCGGAGCGTCTCGCGCCGCAGATGCCGCCCGAACTCTTCGAGGTGATTCATGAAGTGGACGCAATGTTTGCGGAGGCTTCAGGTATTTCCAGCGTTCTGTCGGGCCGTGGTGAACAAGGTGTCAGGTCTGCTGGGCACGCTTCGCAGTTGGCTCGCCTCGGTTCGAGCCGCGCAAAGAAACGCGCTCTAATCATCGAGGACAGCTTGGAGAAGGTTGCAACCTTGTACCTCAAGCTGATGCAGGCTTATGACGACACGCACTTCACGGATGAGCAGGGAACTAAGTTCATCGCGGAGCAATTTACGCGAGATTACGTGGTTAAGGTTGACGCTCACTCCAACAGTCCGATCTTCACTGAAGACCTGCGGACCTTGGCGTTCAACCTGTTCAAAGCGAAGGCAATCGACCAGGAATCCTTGCTTGACCTGCTCGAACCTCCGATGAAACAATTGTTGAAGGACAAATTGCGTAAACGTGAGGCTCTCCAGCAACAGCAAGCTGCTGCACAACCGCAAAAGCCGCCAAAGCAGGAGAAACCGGAGTTGAAGGCAATTGGCAACGAATAGTCAAATGGGTGGGGTAACACAGCCGAGGGCCGACCAGCCTCGGGTTACCTCTGAATCCTTGAAGCGCGGTGAGCAAGGTGCGAACCTGCAATACCGCGTTCAGGGTATCCGTTCTTTTACCGGTAAGACGATGCGTCGTCCAGGCCGGGAACTTGGAAGGAGTTGATCATGATGTATCGGAAGATGAAGCGCGGCCGCAAGACTCGCCGGTAATTCCCCGCAAGGGAATGGGTCTGGCTGCTTACCCAGAATTAAGTGGCCGTCCTTTTTAGGAGAGCAATCATGGCACGCCGTGGTCGCAAGGGCCGTAAGGCCCGTAAGTAATCCTTCGGGGTTAGTTCCTTGCGGGGGGTGGGAACTAAAATCACCCCCCACTTGACATTTTCATAGCTTGGTTCAATGATCCGCACCAAGCCCATAAGGAAACGCTATGTCTGTCCCGCCAGACAAGTTGATGGAAATGATCCGGTCGCAGCAAGGCGGCGGTATGCCCGCCGAGGCTCCGACCTCGCAAGACACCGGCATGTCCGGTCAGACGACCGCCCCGATGGCTGCTCCGATGTCCACCCCGGAAGCCAAGATGGGCAACCGCGAAGGCGCGATGATCAACCTGTCGATGGCGATGGACTTGATCGAGCAGGCGCTTCCGTCGCTTGGCAGCGAGAGCGAAGAGGGACAGAAAGCCCTTGCCGCCATCCGCAGCCTGACTGGTGTTTTGGGTCCGCGCAAAGGCAAGACTCAGGAACTGCAACAGTCCGAGATTTTGCAACTGCTTCAGAATTTGCCGCAGGCCGGTGGCGGTACGCCAGAGGGTCGGGCAATGGCCGCAGCACCCGCCGTGCCGAACATGCCCAACATGCCTGGCGCTCAAGCTGCATCTCAACCTTCTCCAATGTAAGGAACGATCATGGATCTGTTCAAACCTCGCGGAGCCAGTCAACCCCGGCGTCCGACCGACGATGTGCAACAGCACGGCCAAATCACCAACCAGCCCCGGTATGCCCGGATGGGTGGCCTCGACAAGGCTGGCGCTATTGGCGGCAAGAACCAGATGGGCGTCAAGAAGCCCGGTGACGGTCGCAAAGTTATCTAACGACTCTAGGGGATAAACATGAGTCTTGAAGACATGTCTTTTGAGCAGCGCGATGAACTCGCCGCTTTGGCTCGCACGCTGTCCGAGAACCCTTCGACGCGCAAGGATTTCCTGCGTCTGACGAAGAAGGTCAAGCCGGATCTGATCGTGCCCGAGCTGGAGATCGAGGACAAGACGCAGTCTTACATCGAGAAGCTGGAAAAGCGGCTCGAAGAGCGCGAGGCCAAGGAGCGTGAGCGTGATGCTCAGAGCGAACTGGATCGGCGGCGCCAGACGCTCGTTCAAAAAGGCATTGCCAGGACTGATGATGAGATTCAGGAAATCGAAAAGGTGATGCTTGAGAAGAGCATCGCCAATCACGAGACGGCAGCAGAGTATTGGCAGTGGATGAAGCAGTCCGCCGCTCCTACTCCGACTGGGTATCAGTCCAACGCGCTGAACAAGTTTGATCTTTCGCAGTTCTGGAAAAATCCGGTTTCAGGCGCTAGGAATGAGGCAATGAAAGCCTTGAACGAGCTTAGGAAAAGCCCTAAGCCGATTGGGCTTTAAGTGGATATTTTTAGGAGATAAGCATGCCTATTGGTGGCGGTATTATCCCGGCTTCAGGTAGTTCACAGTACACCGAGCTAACCTACGTCACTCGGCGTGCGTTTATTCCTAAGCTGGTTGTTCAACTCTACAACTCCACGCCTCTTATGGCGGCGCTGATTGCAAACAGTCAGTCCGCTTCGGGTGGTGTGTCTTCGGTGACGGTTCCGGTGCAGGGCGCTCAGTTTGTGAACGCTCAGTGGTCGGACTACTCCGGTTCGTTCAACCAGCCCGCAGTTCAGCAAGGCGCGTACAACGCTGAGTTCGATCTGAAGCTGATGATTGCGCCGGTCCCGTTCCTGGGCATGGAAGGTGCGGTTCAGCAAGACGCCGCCATCATCCCGTTGATCGAGGCGCGGATGAATGACGCGACCAACGTCATGATGGACGCGATGGCGACCGCGCTGTACAACAACACGACCAACACGCAGCAGTTCATTGGACTGCCTGCTGCTGTCTCGAACAGCGGTGTGTACGGCAACATTGACCGCTCTACCTACACCTGGTGGAGGTCGAAGCAGTACGCTGCTGGTAACGTGAACCCGACGCGGCAGAACATTCTGCAATACATCTCTGGTACCGTGAAGAACGGCGCTGAAGTGCCGTCGTTTGGTATCTGCGGTTTTGGTACCTGGACGCTGCTAGCTCAAGACTTTGTCGGTCAAGAGCAGTACGTTATCACCCCCGGTCACGGATTCGATGGTGACGCCAACGGCCCGCAGGCTGCGTTCCGCGCCCTGATGGTTGCCGGTGTGCCGATCTATCCCGACCCGTATTGCCCGGAAGGGACCGTGTACTTCCTGAACACCAACTACCTGTCGCTCTACATTCATGAGCAAGGTTCGTTTGTGTTCACGGGCTTTGAGTCCACGTTGCCCAACTGGCAGATTGGTTACGTTGGCGCTGTGCTCATGATCGCGGAGTTGGTATCGACCAAACCCAAGACCATGACGCAGGTGACTGGTTTTAACTCTTTGAGCATCTAAGGAGAAACCATGTCTCTATCAGCCAATAAAATCATTCTGGCCGGTAGCACTGCGGTTACCAACACCGCTGGTGCTTACTACCAACCGCTGACCATTTCCGCAGCCAATTCGTCGGGCACCGGTACGCTGGTTCCCGCCGGTATCTGGCAAGCGCCTGGCACGGCCAACGTTGCCATTCAGTTCAACACGAGCAACAACAGCGCGTCGTTGACCTGGGTGACGATTGTCGGCACCGCATCTGCGGGTCTGTTCATTTCGGACGGTGTGAACGTGCAGGCCGTGAGCAACGACACGACTTCGCACAACGTCACGCTGTACGGTCCGAACGGCGGCAACGCAGTCAGCGGCACCTATAACGCAAGCTAAGAGGTGACTCATGGCTAATCCAGATTCCGTAAGCCAGTATTACCTAGATGCTTTTGGTCAGGCGCGGATTGGTATTGCCGCTGGAGTCACGCTGAACACGACCGGCAACGCTGTAGTTTCGATTCCGTTCCTTGTTGGTGGTTTGACGAAGGGCGCTGCTACTGCAAACAGTGGCGGCGTCATCATTCGTCGGATCACTGTGATGAACCCGTCTGGCTCGATTGCGAGCGCAAACGTGAACATCACGACGACCAACGACGGAAACGTCAGTAACGCGGTGGTTGCAAACGTCACGCTGTCCGGTATTTCGGGGGTCGGTACTTTTACCGACCTGACGATTGCTGGAGGCAACGTGCTTGTGTCCGGTGCAACGACTTCTGCGCTTTACGTCAACATCAACACGGCTTCGGGCAACAGCAACACCGTTGACATCCGGGTCTATGGTGATGTGGTGACGTTCTGACCATGCCCAATTTGTATGTGACAAACCGTTGGGAAAGGGAGATTTCTTTCCCGTACGCCTTCAAGACGTATACGTTCCCTGTGAATGTGACGGTTGAAGCGCCGCTCGAAGCGGTGCGTCACATTTTTGGGTACGGTCAAGACGACAAAGAGCCGTACATGGCGCAGCTCGCCCTGATCAGAACCAAGAATGATGTGCCTGATGGGCTGAAGATTCTTGGTCGCATTGAAATCAGCGAGCAAGCGCCAACGAAAGAGCACCCGTTATCCCCGGTGCTTCAGCGAGTACCCCTTCCCGCAAACCTGCGGGTTGGGGGAAAATTGAAAGAAGCGACATCATGACGCGGGGACTGAATGGCTCAAACACTGTCGGGGTACATCACAGAAGTTAGACGGCTTCTGCATGATGCAAACGGGAATTTTTATTCGGATTCCCAACTCACTGACTACATCAACAGCGCACGCAACCGCATTGTTCGCGATACGGGCTGCTTGCGGACGATTCAGGTTACGCAGACCCCGTGTACGCCCGTTACCGGCGGTGCAAACCCGTATTTCTGGGTTGCAGGGGCGTCCGTTAACCTGAATGACTATGTTGTATCCAACATCTTCATCTACAAGGTAGTTGGAGCGGGTGTTCTAGGTACTGAATCGCCCCCGTACCCTTCGTCAGGCTACAACTTCCCGCCAAGCACCCCGTTTTTGAACGGCACAGCAACCTTGCAGTACGCGGGGCCGTCTGAGGTGGTGAACTACAGTTGCCTGCCGCAGGGTGTGCTGACCCTGGATGTAATAAACGTCAATTTGTTCTGGGGCAACACGCGGGTGCCGATGCGCTACCTGCCTTGGACCCAGTTCAACTCGGAACTGCGGTTCTGGCAGAACTACATTGGCCGACCAATTGCGTTTTCGACGTTTGGTCAGGGCCAGTTCTACATGTCGCCGGTTCCCGACCAGGTCTACACGATTGAGCTGGATACGATCATCCTGCCGACGGCTTTGGTCTACAACACGGACACGGACACGATCCAATATCCGTATTCAGACCCGGTAACCTACTACGCGGCGTACACCGCTAAGTACTACGAGCAGTCTTTCGGCGAAGCCGAGATCTACCTGCAACAGTACAAGAACAAGGTTCAGGCGGTGTTGGTATCCACGTTCACGCGCCGGATGCCGGACCCGTACTCAAGCCCGTACTGACATGGCCGCAGCAGAGCAAAAAAAATCCTACCAGGTCATCAAGCAATTCGAGGGGCTTGATACCAAGGCCAATCGCACGGCCATCAAGGACACGGAGTTCTCATGGGTTGAGAACGCCATGCCCATTGGGTACGCCAACCTGAAAGTTGTACCGACGTATACCTCACTTGGGATAACGTTCTCGCATACGGTTTTGAACCTGTTTTCCGCGAATGTCGGCCTGGTTGACTACTTGATTGCGTTCGAGTCTGACGGTAGTTGCGAGTATGTGAACTTGCAGACCAAGACTAAAGGAACGCTTGCGCCTGCGGGAACGTTCACAACCACCGGTCAGATGAACGTCAGCCAGTGGAAAAACCAGTATCTGTTGATCATTGACCCGGTAAACGGGTACTACACTTGGGATGGAACGAACTTTCTCAACATTGGTTCTGTAGGTGTTGTTGGCATCATTAGCGGGGGCAACAACTATGCCTCAACGCCGATTGTCACCATCAGCGTTCCCAACCAGACAAACGGTGTGCAGGCCACAGCGGTCGCCACGGTCACGGCTAACGCGGTATCCAGTATCACGCTGACAAACGCAGGTTCTGGGTACACCACAACGCCTACGGTAACGATTACAGGCGGCGGTGGCGCGAACGCTGTTGCCATTGCAGGTCTGTTGACGTTTGCTCAGGGAACGTTGTTTGTAAACGTCATCACGGGCGGCTCGGGGTACACCAACGCGGCCAACACGGTTGTCACCATCACGGGTGGTGGAGGCGCTAACGCTGCTGGTCGAGCAATCATTGCCGGGGGTCAAGTCACGCAAGTTGTGATGACTAATCCTGGCAATAATTACACTAACAGCGCCAACATTTCCGTAACCATTACCGGTGGCGGCGCAACCATCAACGCGACAGCCAATGCGGTCATCAACACGAACGCCAATTCTGGTATTCAGTCCTTCTCGGGCCGCGTCTGGATCAGTAGCGGACGAACGGTCACCTACAGCGCAGCAGGAAGCCCCACCGACTTCACCAGTGTTTCTGCGGGCACAGCTGTCCTCACCGACCAGACGCTCCACGGCAACATCACGCAGCTCCTCAGCGCGAACAACTTCCTCTACATCTTCGGTGACGACAGCATCAACGTCTTTTCAGACGTTCGAGTGACCAACACCGGCTCGACCATTTTCACAAATACCAACATCTCTGCGTCGGTCGGGTCAAAGCGTCCGTATGCGATGTTCCCGTACTTCCGGTCGATCTTGTTCCTGAACGACTACGGCGTTTACGCACTGGTCGGTTCGACAACCAGCAAGATCAGTGACGCGCTGGACGGAATCTTCCCGTACATTGACTTCACCAAACCGATCTATGGCGGGCAGGTGTTGCTGAACAACATCCTGTGCGCGGCGTTCAACTTCTATTACACCGGGCCTGGCGGTGGCAATCTTGGCGGTCGATACATCCAGGCGGTGTTCTTCGACAAGAAGTGGTTCTTGACGACGCAGGATTCGGCAAATGCGTACATCACGTCTGCTCCGCTTGCAGGCAAGATTTACTTGTTTGGATCGAACGGAACGTCATGCAACCAGTTCTATGTTGACAGTGTCTCGCCGATCAACAGCTACATACAAACGGCTTTGATGGCGATGGGTGACCCCATCAGGACGAAGCAGGCGCTCAAGTTTGGCATAGAGGCGAGCGGCAACGCGGGTGGCGGCTTGAACGTCACGGTTGATTCTGAAAACGGATCGAGTCCGGTTTATGCGCTTGGCAACACGTTTGCTTGGTCAAACAACAGCGGGACATCAATTCCGTGGGTCAATAATTCTGCTGCCGTGATCAACTGGATTTACACGCTTGGGTATTACCTGTACAAGTCTGATGCTTCACAGTATGGCAAGTACCTTGGTTTGACGTTGACTTCGCAGACCCCTGCGATGGTTGTCAACACGTTTGAGTTTGAGCATGAATTGCGGGTGAGGTTCTGATGACAAAGCCTATTACAACGGTCCCGTATACGTTTGCGACGGCAACGTCTCCAATACCGCTGTCCTATCTGGATAGCGACTTCACAACGTTGTTGAATTTTCTGAACGATCCTACCAACTACTCGAACTATGTAGTAGACACCGGGTCCGTAAACTCAATTGTGTTGAACTATCCGACCGGAACGACGTTGACGTCTGTTTCGGCTGGTTTGTTTGTGCAGTTCAAAGCTGGCAATGCAAACACTGGTGCAACAACTTTGACCGTGCAGGTCAACGGCGTTGCAATCGGTTTGGCGACGATCAAGAACACAAACGGAGCAGATCTTTTTTCTAGCCAGATCGTTGCTGGCGGCTTGTACACGGCCATCTATGACGGAACGTATTTTTACTTGGTAGGTGGAGCGGCAGGAGCGTTCCCGTCAGGCAACGTACAAGTCAATGGCAACCTGAACGTCACGGGTTCTGTTTCGTCGATCAATACCTTCGGCTTCAAGAACCGCATCATCAATGGCTCAATGACCCTTGCTCAGAGGGCCACATCAGCCACGGTCACGGCAGGCACTGGAGTGCCAACGGCATCGACCGGTTACCCGTGTGTGGATCGGTTCTTTGTTTACTCGACCGGCGCGAACGTCACC